TAGCTATAATATGTCTGGTGCTTCCAATTACTTGTTCTACAACATCACCATATGCAAGTACATTGAGTGCTTGTCCTTCATTTTCTGTGCCACCAGGATTATACTGAATGTTTGTTCTACCATTATGAAGTTGGTTGCAACCATATGTTTTGATATCTAAAGTTCCACTACCAGCAACGTCTGTGCGTTTTCCAGTAATGAGTTTGATATTTCCTTTACTATTCATCACAAGGGCAGAACCACCTGATTCGGGACCTTCCATCCTTAATGCAGATGTTAGTCCATCAGGCATCATCCTTTCATAGATCTCAGATCTAGTATACCAACCCTTGTACCATGTATTAAAACGTGGTCCATTTTCCAGTGCTTGACTCTCATCGGGAGTCGTCTGCTTGAAAATAGTATCTGGATATGTCTTAGCAGCTTTTGGTGTTGACATTATGGGCAATCAATATATTGACCAGTGCCAATCCTAGTGGAACCGATCGTGGATAGTGCATCTGTATCTAGACATGCTAGAGATGGTAGTAGTTTAGCACCATAACCTCCACCACCAACAATATCAATTGCAGGGAATCTATCAAATGTAATTTCTCTGTTGAGAATACGAGCTCCAATGACAAAACCGTCGTCATTAATTACTGCTTCTGCAATTCCTAGTTCTCCGTTGACGTACATATCAGGAACACTAGTATATCCAATTCCAGGTCTTAAGATAGTAAACGAATCGATAATACATCTTACATTGTTTTCTGATGCACGATTTAACTTATATCCAAAACCAGGAGATTGAACTCGAATCTCTGTTAAGAATCCCTTTTCATCTAAAAGACCTGTTGCTGTAGCACCAGATCCTTCTCCACCAATAAAGACAATAGGAGGTTCTGCCCAAGGATCACCTGGGTCATCAACAGGAATTTCAATAATTCCTCCGTTTTCATCAGTAATAGGTGGTTTTGCAATTGGTGTTCTAAAAGTCTCAAATACTGTTTCTGGTGTGTCACCCACACCCAAATCATCTTCATCAATATCAGTATCTGATACTGTGATAAGAACGTTAACACTAGCAAAAGTTCCTGTAATACTAAAGGTCAAGTCTTCTTCATCCTCTATAGTGTTGTCCTCAGCAATACCAACAGTAACCTTTGCTACGTTATCATTGATAATAAAACTTCCTGTAAGTCTATTGCCAATAATATCCGAAGTTGTAATACTAGATCCATACAAGTTATAGTAGAGAATAGTACCACTCTCCAAATTGGTTGTTGTGATAGTATAAATGATAAATTCTCCTTCTGGGCATGTAGATCTATTTGCCACAACATTATAAGTTGGTTCTGGAATTACATCAGGTTCTGGTGGGAGAACTTGATCATCATCGACACCACCATTAGGATTTTCAGGAACGACACCATCAGTAGGGACCTCTGGTATTGGTTCAAATGGATTTACAGGATCTGGTTTATATGGATCATATGGTTCTTTGACATTTTTTTCTGATATCGTACATGTTCCAATATTTTTAACAAACATGGATTTGATATCAGTTGTATCTTTCTTTTCTGGACTGTTTACTGCTAACTTTACATAGAAAACTTCATTAGGATCCTTTTCAGAGTCTACTAAAGTCTGTACCTCAATAGTTTTCTGAGTTTCGTTAGGGGCAAACCCTAGAATACCATCGACCGATAAGTAATCTGTTCCTGCGGTTGCTGTACCTTTTTTCTTGAGGGTCTTGAAACTTACCGAAGAAGCATTTTCTAAGAATCCACTACGATTAACAACAAATTTTGCAATCTCTCCCTCTTTTACCTCAACATCTGAAATAGTGTATACAATTTTTGGTTTCTTAGTTTCTCCACCACCAGCACCTGGCAATGGAACACCACCAGTAAAACCAATAGTAGTAACCTCTAAAGGTCTACCAGTATATGCTTCATCACAAACATATTGAGTATAATCTGCTGGAGTATCACCAAACAAGTTATCAATGTCATCCAGAAGTTTGTCTAAGAAATCTTCATCATCCTTATCTTTCTTCTTCTCACCAGATGTACAAACTTCCTTATATTTGTTACAAGTTTGATCTGGACCAGAGCAGGAGATTCCTAATAACTGAAGAATATAATTAATTGCTTGCCCGATAATATTGAGTGGTGCAGCGATAGCACCAAGAATATCTTGTAATGGTCCCAATACACTATCCAGAAGATCGTTCATCAACTGCTGGATCTTAGAAATGATTCCATTAACTAACTCATCAACTTGACAAATAGCAGCACGATAAACCTTATTGATAAAATTCATCAATACATTTGTCAACCATTCTGCTATTCTTTCACCAATATCTGCCATCTTGCATCCAAGATCTTTTAAGATATTGTTGAAAAACTCTGTAATTGGGGTCAATGCATTTCCAGTTTCATCTTGTCTGAGAACTGCTTTAACTAGAGCATCAACTGCCTCTTGTATTTTTGTGGTAATCCAACCTTTTACTCTTGCTAAGAACTCTTGAACAACTGCAACTGCTTTATTTACTTTGGATCTAGCATCACCAATTCCATCTATAAGTCCACCAGTATATTTGTTGACATATAGTGTTCCAATGTTACCACCACTATTTTGAATATCATACAAAAGTTGACCAATAATGTTGGTCATTTGTGTTTTTAAGTCAACGTTCTTACATTTTTCTGCCGTGACTTGACACCAATCTTCGTCCTTAATTACTGCTAATTTTTTGACTCCTGGATCTACTCTATCTTCACCATCACCTCTTTTCGTACCATCAGACAATCCACCACCAGTCTTTTGAGTTCCATCTTTTCCTTCCAATCCATCTGTAACTGGGTTTGGAGAAAATTGACCAGACCTAGGACCATTTACAAATGCTTCAGTTTCATTAGGATCTGCATTTGTAATTGTTGATGTTGCTCCAGGAACAGGACCAATAGAACCCATAATGATAGGTTTTTGCCTGTCATTATCTAAGTAAAACCCTGTTACCCAACATCCTGGTATTAATTGAGGATGACCACCCCCAATATTACCAGGCATAAAAGGAACATTCACAGGCATCATTACGGTTGCCCATGGCAAGTCAGGAGTGTCAAGAATCTCCCTAGATTTAGGATGATCCCCAACAACTCTTACCTTATAACGGTATCCGCCTTTATTATTTTTCTCGTCACTAGCGGTTCCTTCAATCTGACCTACCCACCAAGAGAATCCGTCATTACCGATTCTTTGGGATGGGGATAATCGTGATAATGCCTCATCCATACTTAATTATCGTGTACTTTACACTCTGGTGCGCCTGGTTCTTGATCACAATAGAGTTCGAGTGGTGAAGGATCGTGATGATCTCCTGCCTCAATCTCTTTCTTATGGTGCTCAACATACTCTTCTAGATCGTGCAGTTCGCCTTCAATATGACGACGTTGTTGCGGAGAAGTCAAAGGATTTTGAAGAATCTCCTTATCTTTCTCAATGTGCTTTTCGATGCTTTCCATAGGTAATTACCTCCTTCAGTTATTTATCCCCATGGTTAGAAGGTTTATCCTTCATTCCATATGAGTCTCTACATAATCTTAGCGTTGTTTTTAACTCTCCTGTATTTCCTTCCAAAAAATTATAGGACTGTGTTGCTTCCTTGACAAGATATACACCACTAGACTCTTCATCATATGGTTTTCTTACCTTAGCACCGTCAGGTGCTTTATTTTGCAATCTAATGTCAATCTTGTCTCCAGCGCAAATATCAGGATTTCCAGGAATTTTAATAGTAGCTTCCTGGTTCCTCAACAATTCAGATCTTGCTGCTCCCTGTGCTGCATAATATTTTTGCCAATCAGCAAATTTAGTAGGGTCCTTTGCATTCTCATCTTCTGGATTAGCAATTCCTGGTTCATTGTACCACGATTCATGATCTAATAGTACAGACATAACTCTAGATGGATAATCAGACAACTCAATCTGATTAGCAGGAACTAAAGATACCGCTTCCTGTCCACCTAAATGTGCCATATTGTTGTAACTGTCTTTAATTTTATAGACATATTCTTCATACTGACCTGTTGAATGATTGAAGAATACCATCAGAGATGAGTATTTTCCTTTCCTCATTGATTCCATCAGGTTGATTTCTGATGTAAAAATTACATTCTCTATCAAAAATCTCTGGTCTCCAGAAACTTCCGTGTTGGCAATTCTTTCTAGATAAGGTCCCCATGATTCAGACTGCAATTTAGGTGCAGCAAACTTACCTTCTTTTTCATCACACAAAGCATCAATAGAGAAGAAGTTATATCCTCTACGAGTTTCCCAGAAGAAAAATCCAGCACTACCTTTAATTTGCTGTGCTGACTCTGTAGAATTTGTACTTTTATTTCCCTTGTAATCTGTTTTAGCAGAAACACATTTCCTCAAAAGTTTAGAAATGATGTCAAATGGTCTAGTTCTAGATGGATTTAGTCTAACTTCAAATCTAGATGGTTCTGAGTAAAAATCTTTTTTAGAATCCAGATACTCACTACCAAGCATTTTGGCAACAATTGCTTCTGGATTGCCAGTAATAGGACTTTGAACCCTTAATGCTTCATTGACAAGTCCTTCTGCAGAAATAAGAATAAGGACATAAGTTTGTATCTTGTTTTTTGAAACTCTAGAACCAATGCCAGCTACTTGAAACTTATAAACAATCGGTGCTTCATTAAAACTGGTTTTTATTTCCATTTCAATGTTTTCACCACCCTGAATAGGATATGTGTTTAGAAATTCTTTTGAGTCACTAATTAAAATTTTTCCTGCCATGAATGGTGACTCTAATGATTCATACACCTCAAAAGATCCAATCATGTCACTGCCCAATGCAACTGGATTTTCACCGTTGCCTTTAGACATGATACATCTAACTAATTTAATCGAAGAAGAACTCTGCTCTGACATTATTGTTTATTGATTATATTATAGTCGAATACAAATGGACTAAATCCAGTGGAGTCAAATCCAGCACCGAAAGAATCGTCTACTCCAGATCCACTTGCTGCAGCAGCATAGTTGTTATTGATAACTGTTGTTGGCATCATCATACCACCACCAAGCATACCACTAAACATTGAATTTTGATTTAATTGATTAGCTTGATCGCCAGCTGTATTTAAACTTCTAAATCTAGATAACAAATCTGCTTGTGGTGTTGTTTTTGGTGGAGAAAGGTCAACAGTTCCAGTTTTGGCACCTCTGATATCACCATGTCCAGTAGTAAAAAGAATTTTTCCATCTTTATCAATCAAATCAGTAAATGCACCATATCCACCACCTTGACCATATCTGAGTTGAGCGTCATGCATAGTTGGCATTAAGATTTCAGCACCTTCTGCACTTTCATGTCCTCTTCCTTTGCCAATGTTTGGAATATAGTAGTCAATACTATCATAGTCCGCATGTAAGGAATGACTATGGGCACTTTGTACTTTTCTAAGTAATGCAATTTTCTCTTCTAAACTAGCACTAGGATCATATATGGTGCCACGAACTGCATCATTAGAGAATTCTATCTCTCTTCCCCTAGCAGCATATCCTCTAGCAAGTTGATCCATCAATTTAACACGATCTTCCATAGACATGTCCTTGGAAAATTTACTATCAAGATGATATTCAGTACCAGCACCAATTAGACCTGCAGGACCTGTTACTAATCCTGTGCCATATACACCATCTGCAAATTTTGATGCATCAATCTTGTAACTGCCAGCACGACCTTTATCTCCACCTAGACCAAGCGCACCAAGGAGACCACTTATAGGATTATCTGGTAATAGATTATCTGGTAATAAATCTCCCAATCCAGTAAAGAATCCCTTAAGTGCTTCTCCAAAAGCCTTCCATCCACCCATTCCTTCATAGTATTTTTTATTTCCTAAAGCATATAGGTTAGCAACATCACTCTTATTGTCTTTTTGAGCATTCAAAACACCCTCACCAAACATTTTGAATGTTGCCTTACCTCTAGCTCCCTCTAGTGGGAAAAATCCTTCCGCACCTGCTTCACCAGCAACAACAGGAGTTGGTTTTGTTAAGAATCCACCTCTTGCCATAGGCATCATGCCCAAATCTCTAGCAAGCAAGAATCCATCAATACCTAAACCGACTGGAGCACCAACACCAGTAGCACCTAAGAGACCAGATGTAATTTCAAGACCAGCACCCAAGAAATCTCCTTCCATGGCACGTTGAATACCAAACAAAATACCAGCAACACCAGCAACAACTGGAATTTTCTTCAGAATGGACTTGGTTCCTGCAGCACCAAACTGCTTCACCATCATTCTTGCTAATGCACTACCTTTTTTAAGTCCTTCTTTCGTTCCTTTTTTGACAATGGCATCTGTTGCCATTTCTGCTCCTTTAATGCCCGCTTGATCACCCTGCGCCATTCTTATAGCTGCCAGTTTTTGAGCTTCTTCAGCACTTATCATTCTTGCAAGATCGCCAGAAGCTGAAGAATTTACAGGAACATCAACGACATTACCAGCTCTTACAAGAGAAGAATCACCAATCATGTCTGCCATGGTTGTGGCGTGTACATTTTTTGGATTGTTTTGTCGCCCAAGAAGATCTACAAGATAATTATCATAATCTGAGACAAAACCATCTGCAAAGTAATCAGGACCAGTAATAAATTTTTTTAATTGACTAAGAATTCCTCCCTTTCCTAACATTCCAGCTGCTGACTGCTCCATAATTACTTGACGAAGTGCCATCAAAGATCCTACACCAGGAGCATTTTTCACACCTCTTACGGCAGTTCCAAAGAAGTTTCCTAATGCAGATGCAGGTACTTTGAGTAGTTTTGCAGCATTTCGTCCTATTTTTGCACCATCAGGGACAAATTTTGCTACAGTTCCTCCAGCTTTGACAATAGCTCCACCAGCATCAACACCTTGAGTT